ATATTTATCAAAAAATTGAGCCAAAATATTATGCCTGAATGATACGCCATATTTCAAATTTTTGCGTTGATCCTCAAAAAAATGAAAATTACATTTAATTGATCGATCAGCAGCTATTTTTAATATATTACTATTATATTGACACCCTCGATGCTTTCCGACCACATATATAACGTCATTCTCAATTCCCATTTTTCTGAAATTGTTTATCTGAACCATGATTTGCCAAACATAGTAATTATTATCGGGTAATGCTATTAATATTTTCATAAATTATATGCTATAAAGGTAATGGCGGTATCGTATTAATGCCGTCTATGATTCCAACGCCTGTTGAAATCGTATATGTTAGGGTAGCAACTCCTTCGCCACTACTTAAATTTTTCGCGCCACGTTCTAACCCTACAGACGTTATTATTGTTGAAGCCGATGTAATGTTTAAGGTACTTGTATATCCAGTATTTATAAAATTATATCCACTACCCAAATCCGCTTCTCGGATCATTGTGCCGCCTTTATATAAGGTAGCAGCAACATTAACTGGAAGCACTCCCAACGTCGAGAACCAGAAAGCTCTTGCATCCATTACAATTGTATCTTCTAAAGGATACAATGTTTTAAAATTTGTTAAATTAATCAATACAGCCTCATAACCGTTTCCTGTATTATCGCCACCCCATGTCAATATTGGAGCACCTGACGGTGGATAATTCGTTATCGAGCTACCTGACGGTATTCCCCATCCAAGATATTGTTGTTGGGATATTTGACCGATATTTGGAGTTTCCATTCGTGTTCTTGTATCCAAATCTATACCGTCATTAAATTGGTATGTTAGAACTATGTAATCAGCGTCGAATGTAAATTCGCCGACAACTGTTGAACCTGTTATGACGCACCCCATATCATCTGCAATCATTATGGAAATATTTGTCCCACCAGATAAGCCTGTAGCCGTATTACCAGTTAATACACTATTTAAAGTATATTGTCCGTTGCTCCATATATAATCATAAGGGACAACGCCGCCAGTAACACTCACTGTAGCAGTTCCATCCGTAGAATCTACTGCAGTGGCATTTGTAGATGTAAATACCAACGTCATAGGATTACTCAGACACGGATATATTGTGGTCGTAGTGGTCGTAGTTAAATTGTTATCAAGCCAAGCATATGTCGGCAGTGGCTGGAGCTTCTTTATAATGCTACCATCATCACCTAAATACATTAGATTATCATTAGTTGTAAAATCTGTCGAAGTATCAGTTCCACCATATGTATTTATCTTTCCCATATAAACGCCACGTTTGTATGCAAATTTTTGCTTTGTAAACATAGTATTTCTAATAATCATGCCGCTTTTTCTCAATATAATTGTTGGCGATAATAATGTATCTATAAACTTATTAAAGAATGCATTATACTTATTCAGGAACGGATATAAGTTTACAAAGGTGTAACCATTTGAGTGCGAAGGGTCATTATCAGGTAATAAGCCATTTTTCAAATAATCTAAATACACTTTTAATAACGTTGGATACCATCCGCCTCTACCATCCGTAATAGTTTTTCTGTTCTTAGCGTTTATCAATTTCCTTTGAGCAATATCTATAAATTCTAAGAATGATAAACTGGATACATTATCAATTCCGAAAATGGTGTATGATTTCAGATAGTATACGCTTAAAACACTGTAATTCGGCATCGCCACCGATAGAACAATCTTATAAGGATCAACCAAGTCCAGATAATAATCGCTAACAGGATTCAGACTAATACCATTTATTAACATTTTTACTTCATTTGCATTGGCAACTCTGGTATTAAGCATCGCAACATATTTCCCAATATTCACATCATAATATATTTTTGCGTTATCAGTTGTGTTACGATATAATAGCTCATTTGTCATATTCAACGTATTTTTTGAAACAACAACAAACGACACCTGTACAATTGGGTCAACTATAAGATATTCGGCAAACACCTCGTTAAGAATTATTAACTGTGTAGGGTCTGTCGGATTCAATCTAAAGTCGCCGTCAATACCATTTCCAGCATTAACAAGTTCGATACCATTTACTGTTAGCTGAACATCACCATTCGGTGCGGCAGGTAGTTGTATATATGTTCCGTCAAGACTAGCTGATACTCTAGTTGAAACGTATCTCACAAGTAAATCACCTGTAGCCGTACCGTCAGCATAAATGTATGTGATCTCAATAATGTCATTACTTCCGCTTACAGCGTTATTTAGCGTAATAACATTTCCAGTTAAAGAATAATCAACCTCATACGATGTTGTGCCAGTATCGCCGCTTCTATTAGTGCTTAACAGTATTCCATTAAATCTCACTTCAACATCACCCTCTGGGGCATATGGTAAAGTATATGTTGTCGTCATTGAGCTATGATCCATAGACAAATTAATATAGAAATGCGATTCTATGTTAACATTATTTGCTTTAGCGTAATTGAAGGCGTCGATTTCAATGGCTTGAGCTATATCAAGACCCACATCAACCTCTTTAGTATTTAGAACTAGTCTACTATCCTCTTGATAATAAGATGGACTTGATTCAGATATTCTTGTTGTAGCACCTGATTGAACCCATGATTTTTTATTGTCAACGGTTTGATATAAGTCGAAACCAGCTTGTCTAAAGACATTCATATATTCCTGACCACTATCAGTGTTTCCAGATACTTGAAAATAAAATGCATTCGTTTCTAAAGGTGCTTGCGGATAACCATTTGCGTCATATGGAAATGAATTTGTGGGGTAATCAATTGCTGTTAAAACGTCCTCAGCTGGATTTATTTTACCATCAACAGTGTAGACATATTCCGTTATATTTATAAATTGCTCTGGAATGCCTATCAGCATAAATATTGACTTAATTGCATCCCTTGTACCCTTCGACTTCCAATAGTAATTTGTGTTTATAAGTATTCTTCTCCAAACCTCAATATCAATCTCCAAAGGAAGCAAATCTGTAGATAAGTTTCTCTCGATACCATCTGTGGATAATAAGTTACTCATTAAGTCATTTTCATCGGTAACTGGAAAGTAATCCCATCCGAATGTATTTGCAAGATTTGCCACAAATGCATCTGGAACATTATCTTTTTTATCATATGAAATGCTATTAACGTATTGTAGAGAATCTATAAAAATTCTAAGTTGGTCAAACTCATAGCCATAAATTCTTAAAAGCTTTGTGATCTTACTATTCTCAGTTAAGTCATAAGCCTTTAATGATGATGTTGTTAAAAATCTGGCGATTAAATCGGTTTTTATAACGTCAAATTTGTTACCTATGTTTAGCAATGCTTCCAAGAACTGCTTATACATCATGTTCCCGAAGTCAATATTATAGCCATCGAGTGTGGGCCATATCATTATGCTATTTATATACTCAATTTCTCCGTCATCATTTACCGAAGGATTTTTTATAACGAATCTAAATCCTTTATCAATTCTCTCAGAAATCATATACCTTTCATAATCCCTTAAACCCATTCTAAATTCTTCGAATATTGATGCATTAGGCTTTATGTGAAAATCGAAAGCACCCGTTACAGAGCCATTGGTAAATGGAAATGGATTACCCTCAACAGCAATCGATACATAGTTTGTCGTGGCATTATAACCTGTGAAACCCTTTAAAACGTATGCATTATTTGAGTCAAACGATGACCATATAACATATTTATCAAAGGATAAATTAATGTTATTCAATTCATTAACACCAAATAGAGTTGTATAGTCGCTATTAAATACCAGATTAAATTTATTATCAATAAATGACGCAGGTATTTTAAATGTGGAAGTATTTGTAAAAGAATCATATACGAAATCATAATATGTTGTGTTTCCAGCTATAATCTTATGAGAATTAACGTATAAACTGCCTGGAAAACTGGTTATTATATTTTGTATTGCGAATCTAAAATAGTCGTAGGCTGACCCGAATCTAAGGTATTTATTTAAATCCGACTTTTCTAAATTTAATTTAATCTCATTTGTGCTAGAGTAAATTAAATCTGATTGAGGTTTAGTAATACCCAATGAATTCAAGCTGATTGGCGCAACAAATGAGCTTAGTTTATTGACATGATCAACCGATCTTTTATTATCAAAGTTGGTTGTTACATTGAATTTACCAAATGAAAAAATGGTCTCAGAAGTAACGTTTTTAAAATTACTTCTGCCAATACTGTTTTTAATTACGATTTCTTTAGCCACAAGTTTTGCTTTTAAATAAATACATAAAAAAGCAAAACTTTATGGCAGGTATCTCTTAAGAATTAGGGTCTTTAGCATTAGCGATTGTTTGAGTAATATCGATATCAGTTCTCTTTTCCTTAACTTCGAATAATTGAGTGCCTGTGATGCTATCTTTGATCTGGTATACATCATACTGCTCTCTGATCTTTTCATTGCTGTCAAACAACGTTAAAATGCCATTGTCAGCATCTTTTAACTGGTTGCCGATTAAAACGTCCGCAAGTGTTTGAACGGTATCCTTTACAAACTCAACCTCAATAGCCAATGGTGTGAAATTAGTATTGGATAGTATTATTTGTTGTGTTGGTATACCAATAAACGGAAGAACATTTGGCTTAACCTCTGATGCACTGCTTGGAGTTAATTGTAGAAAGATTAGTGATCCAGAATCGTCAAGACGGTATCTAATTGCTTTTTGGGATGTATTACCAACATTTTCCTGAACTGGAACAACCTTATTAGATGTTATAACAAATCTAACAACATTGCGCATTTTTGTGTTATCCTGATTAATATACTCTATTTTATATCCCTGCATAGCATTATTTGATCTTAGCGATTGTGGTAATAGATTTGAATCAAGTATTATTCCTTTGGTCGTTGGCATTGCTGATAATACTCCGCAGTCTAAAATGGTTGTTGTATGTCCAGTTGGCTTAATATAAATGGTGTAAAATCCTATCTGATTAAACGTTGTGGCTGGAAGGGTTAAATTATATAATCCTTCAAGTATATTTTTGTCTGTACCAATTTCAACCAACTGTTCATCAGCTGGCAAATAACAATAGGTTAGAACATCACTAGCTTTTATATTGATCATTGCTGTGCTGCTAGTCTCTCTATCCTTTGCATAATTATAATAAACGCAAATGTCGTCAATTTTAACGTCTGATGGTCTTACTGTTCCGACTATACCTATACTCATAAATTATTCCTTTTTTAATAAATACGTTAATTATTATATATTGTTGACAATATTAAAGAATCCTCCACCAGCATAGGTCTCTAATTGTAGAATGCTATCCATGTGTTCAAGTCGAAAAACAGTATCAAAAACACTAATAGCTTGTCTATCGATGAAAATATCCTCAACGAATCGAACGTTTTCAACCAATCCTACGATTAAATCGTCTTGCAACAATGGTTGATATTGAAAATCTGGAGAAGTATACCCCGTGCCTGTATAATTTGCTGTTGTTGCACTTAAAGACAAATTATCATTAAACTCAATATCATCAATCCAATAGTTTATATTGGTACTATCGCCAGACACAACACCTGTTCCACCAGTAATTGGACGCATAATATATTTTTCATTTAATGTTGTAGCAGATTCTGGTGAGTACCTTGATAATTCCACTAGTCTGGATTGAACAGTAACACCTGAAATATATCTTGTAGAGCCAGATATAAAAGCAGGCTCACAATCGGTTAATCCAGATGTTAAACATATTTTTAAATATGTGTCAACCAGATTATACTCCAATGTTGAAACGCCTTGGTCATCAGTTACAATTTTAGTGGTTCTTAATATTTGTTTCTTAAGTATTTGCATTACATGTCAGTTCTTTTTCTCAAATAAACCCTAATATCTTGTTCTGGAAATTTGATTTCAAACATTGAATCGGGGTCTGAATACACCGTATTATTAACAATAACAATCTCGCCAGTGGAAGTGTCTGAAATTGCTTGTGAAACAGCATTAACGGAATAGTTTCCACCAACCTTGTTATATATTTTCAAACCTATAACATTATTAACACCGCTAATTGCAGCTACAATATTGTTTAATTTACCTATGAATATATCTTCATTCATATCATGATTATTCACATTGAAGTAGGAGCTAATTGCATTTATAATATTGTTTGCTATTTGATTATCTGAAACCGTATTAACATATACGTCAATATCAATAGCAATGTTATAAATTCTACCATCTCTAATCTCAATAAAGTCGTTAACCATTCGATAGCCACTTAAATATTCGGCAATGTTCTCTTTTAGCATCGCATTGCTAGTATTTGACAATTTACTATCAGAACCGACACCTATCATACTAACAATCACCTTATTATTCATTTCGTAAGTGTTAGCTCTAAATGGAGAACCGAATTTACCCTGCATTTTATATAACTGTACTAAATAGTCTTTCAAAGCAACACATCTATTTTGACTTGAAAAGTTATAGCGAATAAGTTCTCTAATCTGATCAATTGATAATCCGTCGTTACCGCCAATAGCTGCTATAGGATTCGTTACTTTTAAGCTACGAGTAACAGCATTATTAAAGTCTTGTCGTGATCCATTTGCTTTCAAAGTATATGAACCCAATTGAGTCAGAACATTTGCGCCAATGTTTGAGCTAACGCCTCCACCAGTTCTATATTTTACATATAATGTATAATTTTCCTTTAATTTATCACCAAGAGCAGTATTGCTTAGAAAATTATCAAGAAAGCTTTTATTTGTAATGCCGTTTTTGATAAAACCGTTTTTAAAGGTATCAACGTCACTATCGCCAGAACCAAAAATAATTTTACAATATCCTGTTGATGTGAACTCCTTAATAAATTTTTTAGAAATATCTATCCATTTACCGCTTTTTATATCGCCAACTGATACACTGGTATTCTCAACAAATATTTTAGGCTGTGCAAGATAGTCAACCTCATAATATCTAAACATACCCACAGCATCAGCACTGTTAAATTCATCGTTTGTTGGGTTGGCGGCGTTATTAGTACCCTCCTTAAGTATAATACTTTCAATTTCAAGAATATCCTGATCTGGAAGTGTTATGCTAAAAAATGGTATAACATCTGAGCTATTTATAACACGTTTAAAAATATTTGAAGAGCCATTTAAAACAACCTCTCTCTTTGTGATACTATAATTTAGAATATTTCCATTGGCATTATAGTTAGGAATGATTGATCTATTTGGGTCGCCATTATTACTAACTGGTATGCTCCAGTCTATTACATCCTGTGTCTCGAATATCTTTCCGCCGCCCATAATCTGAGCACCTATCGCCAATGTTGGGTAATATGATGGATCGGGTGCGTCACCCAAGACAGGCACACTAACAGTTAAATCAACAATGGTTACTGATGGTCTCTTATTTGGAACATTGAAACCAAGATTTTTTGCAATGTCGATCATGGACTTTCTAAGTTGAGCATTTTCAAGAGTTGTTTCCTGATAAGCCCTATCAATATTCATTGATAAATTGTTATTCACGCCTGCATTAATATCTATTAACATAGAGCCAACGCTTGAATCTGTAAAATCGCTAAGGACTTCTGGATACTGCTGTTTAATGTATGCGATCAAGTCTGTTTTAATGTCGCCGAACGTTCTGCTAGAATATCTTACAATATTTGTCATCGTATATTTTATTAAAATTTTAATTCAAGTGTGTCCTTCTGAGAAAATGAGTCTTCTGTATAAACAAAATCAATGTTAACTGTTAACTGATTCTCGTCCATAGTTGGATCAGTATCGCTTCTCGTAAAAGTTACATTTTTTATTGATATGTTTGGAAGATACAATGCCACTGTATTTTTTATATCATTAATCACATCCGAAGAGGTTATTCCATCATTTGGTTCAAATATAAATTTCTCTAAATCTGTGCCATAATCAGGCTCATAATATCTCTCGCCCTTTTGGGTTAATAATAGCAACATTAAGTCAGATGTATATGCATCCTTTGTCACTTTTGTAAGTTCAAAAAATGT